TAGCCCTGGTCCTAACGCTACTTCTCGTGCTGTTATCTTACAAATGGCAAAAAATAGTGGAGCTAAATTTCCTGAATTAGTTGCAGCCCAATGGGCACTGGAGTCTGACCACGGTCGTACTGTCTCTGGTATGTTTAACTTTTTTGGGCAAAAAGCTGGGGAAAACGAATCCTCTACTACAAAAACTACTCAAGAGTTTCGTAACGGTCAACCTGTAACTATAGACGCTAACTTTAAAAATTACAATTCTCCTCAAGAGTCTGTCGATGAATTAGTTTCTCGGTGGTATAAGGATTATAAAAATTTTAAAGGAGTCAACAATGCTAATAGTATTGAAGAAGCGGCTCAAATGTTAGTAGACCAAAATTACGCAACTGATCCTGAGTACGCTCAAAAACTCATGAGAATCGTACGCGAATTTCAACAATGATTAAGCCTGAACTAATTAACCCTGATGACCTTCTACGGAAGGCTCAAGGTATTTATGACTCCCTTGAGGAGGAACAAGCTGAAGAAGAACGACAGCAACAATTTATTGCCACGCAAGAGGTACAACAAGAACTTAACGAAAAAGGATTTCAGAAAGATCCTAAAGGTGAAGAGGTAACCGAGCTTCTAGAAAACCAGCAATCTGACATCACAGGTTTTCCTGAAGTTGATAGAGCTTTAACTGGTGTAGTAGCTACTACTGCTGAATCCCTGCTCAGCTTTCCCGAACGTGTAATTGACATGACATCGGGTGCCATGGGACGTGAAATGGCTGAAAATGACGGTGAATATAACGTCAGTTTTGATCCGCTTGGAGTTATTGGCGTCTTAGAAGACCTTAAAAAGAACAGCTCTTCAAGAACTTGGTGGGGTGGCTTGATTGAAATGGGTGGTCACTATGCTTCACTTGCTTGGCTTGCACGAGGCACCAAATTATTCAACACTATTTCTAACCCTCTTGCACGTGATTTGGCAATCGGTGCAACTTCTGACCTTGTTTCTTCTGAGTCACAAGAAGACAACGCTACGCGAGCTATCTTTGATTCTCAGCTTTTAAGACGTATTCCTTGGGCTGGTGATTTTCTTCAGGACTCTTTCGACAAAAATGTTTATCCCTGGTTAGGCACTAAGCCAACAGATGACCCTTGGACTAAGACCATAAAAAATGCGGCAGAGGGTGTTGGTCTAGATATGCTTGTTTCCAAAGTTCTAGATAGACTCCCTGAAGGTAGGGTTGAAAATAATGAACGTCTTAAGAACATTGATGATCAAGTTAAGGAAGGCAGGAATCAAGAACTAAAAGAAGAAGCCGATCTTCGTGCCGCTTTCCAACGGGATGAAGCTATGCGTGCCGATCGTCCTCAGCTTGCCGACCAAGCTATTGACGTTGAAGTCTTGCGTGATCCTCCTGAAATTGAAGGAGAAGCTGTTCGTGCTCTTCCTCCTGCCGGTACTCCAGGAAACCAATTTAGAGGATTCAAAAACAAATCTATTGCTGATCCCTGGCAGGGTAACGCTGTCTCCACGAAGAAACCCTTTGACGTTGCAGCTCAATCTGATCGTTTAGGTCGCTCTTGGAAGACAGCAGGTGCTGGCTCCACTGACTCTGTGTTTACTGCCAAGCAGCTTGAAAACATGGCTCGTTCTGTCGATGTAACAGAAACTGAGTTCCGCCGAATGATGAAAGGTCTCGTTACTGACGAGCGTTATCAAGACATGCTTAAGCAGGCAAAGAATGCTGGTCAATCAATGCGTGCTACTTATGGTGGTGCGTATGACCGTGTTCGTGAAGCACTAGGTCGTGACTACACTGATATGGATCCAGACGCTTTTTGGAGTGTCATGTCTCGTGATTCCGACACCATTGCTGGTTTGGAGTCTTGGAACAGTGAAGCCATCCTGGCTGCCGACTTGATTAACGCATCGTTGTTTAAACAGGTGCGCGACATGGGTATCGGTATGCGTGAGATTGGTGAGTTTGCTGACCTTAATGACATCGATGGACCTATGAAGGCAACCATTGATCGTCTGGTTGTTGGCTTAACTAACGTCAAACGGTCACGTTATCTGGCTGGTGCTAAACTTCAAGGTCTTGATTTTAGTAATCCTGCTGCCAAGAAACAGATGAAAGAAACCCTGGATAAACAGGTTTCTGAATCTAAAGAAGCTTTGATGACCTATTTGGAACTTGCCAAAGATCAGCCTACGGATGAGATGACTGACATCTTGGCTGAGTTCTTCTCTATGTCTAACGATGTCCACAACCTCACTGACTTTGACGCATACATGCGAGCAAAGCTCCGTGGTGGTGACTTTAAGGACAAGGGTTATTCAAGCCGTGTTGTCAAAGAGCTTGGTTCTGTGATGATCCACAGCATCCTGAGCGGCGTTAAGACGCCTTTGAGGGCAATGATGGGTACATTCACCGCATCCTTTGCTAGACCGCTTTCTACGGCCATTGGGGCGTCGATCAGCGGCGATCGTGCATTGGCACGTGCAAGCCTTGCTGGTGTTAATGCATACGTGCAGGCAATCCCTGAAGCTTTTAAGCTGTTCAAGACCAACCTGAGTGCTTATTGGGCTGGTGATATTGCTGACATGAAGACCCGATACACCGAAGGTGTGTCTAAGGATGATGAGTCCTGGGCTGTCATGGGTAAATGGGCTGAAACTAACGGCTCTACTACAGACAAAGTTGCTTATCGGATTGCTGATATTGCACGTACTTTGAACAGCAAGAACTTCCTTACCTATAACACTAAGATTATGGGTGCTACGGATGATGCTTTTGCACTTCTAATGTCTCGTGCACGTGCCCGTGAAAAGGCAATGCTCGAAGCTATGGAGATTCACAAAACTGGTGAGCATGTAGACATCACACCTGAGCTGCTAAAAGAGTATGAAAACAAGTTCTACTCCAAGCTTCTCGACGAAGATGGTAACATCAACCTTAAGAGTGATCTCTATCTTGAGTCACAAGTTAAAGAAGCGACACTGACTACTGAACTCCGTGGTTTGTCTAAAAACTTGGAAACGTTGTTCAACAATGCTCCAATGCTTAAACCGTTCTTCCTGTTCGCAAGGACTGGTATTAACGGACTTGAGTTTAGTGCTAAGCACATGCCAGCATTGAACCTTTTCGTTAAAGAACAGCGAGACATTCTTTTTGCTAAAGCTGATGACCTGGCGTCTGTAAAACAGTACGGCATTGAAACTGCCGCTGATCTTGCTAACGCAAAAGCTTTGATGAAAGGTCGTCAAGCCATTGGCAGTGCGGTTGTGATGATGGGCGGTCTTTACTACGCCACAGGTAACCTCACAGGTAACGGTCCTCAAGATCGTCGTCTGCGTCAACTGTGGATGGACACTGGCTGGCAGCCTAGGTCTTTTAAAGTACCGACACCTGCTGGTGATGTATGGGTAAGCTACGAATCATTTGAACCATTTAACAACATCCTTTCAACTATTGCTGACATTGGTGATAACCAAGCTTTGATGGGTCCACAGTGGGCAGAAAGTAATCTTGTTTCTACGTCATTGGCTGTTGCCGGTGGTGTAGTTAGTAAGTCTTATCTGCAAGGCATTAGCCAACTGGTTGACCTGTTTAGCGGTGAGCCTTATCAAATCCAAAAGATTGCTGGTAACATTGCTAACAACACTGTTCCTCTTGCAGGACTACGTAACGACATTGGTCGGACACTTAACTCCCCAATGCGTGAGATTAACAAAAACATCTTCGACACCATCCGCAACCGTAACCTGACCTCTGAATATGGTCCTGGTCAAGATCTTCCTACAAAGTACGATCTTCTGAATGGCAAAAAGATCCGTGATTGGAACTTTATTGAAAAGATGTACAACTTGATTTCACCTGTAAACCTTAGCCTTAATCAAAGCGACGGTCGTACTTTGCTGTGGAACAGTAACTATGACCTGCGCCTTTCCGGTTACTCTTCACCTGACGGAATCCCCCTTAAAGAATACCCACAACTTAGGTCAGAGTTCCAGAAATACCTAGGTCAACAAAACCTAGAAGCTCAGCTTGACAAACTTGCAAACCGTGACGATGTCATTGCTTCTGTTGCTCGTATGAACAGGGATCTTCGCGCTAACCGTAAAGAGCTTGATCCTATGAAAGCTTATACGCATAACAAGCTGATCAAGGCAAAGTTTGAGGCTGCACGTAAAAAAGCTTGGGCTTTGGTACGTCAAAACAACCCTGATCTTGTAGCTGAACTTTATAAAGAGCAATCAGATCTTGCAGGTTTAGAAGTTAGAACACGTAGCGAAACGGCTGCTCCTGCTCAAATCCGAACTATTATTAACTATAACAACCCCTAATGGCTGAATCTCAATACACAGCTCCAGCCACTTACACGATTACTTTTCCTTCGTTGTCTCAAGCAGAGGTCAAGGTAAGTGTTAACGGAGCAGAACTTTCTACCAGTAACTACTCTATCTCTGGTTATGCAACCTCAGGTAGCGGTACTGTTACTATCACCTCCACCGTTAATACTGGCGACATTGTTCGTATCTATCGTGATACTGACATCGCTAGCCCTGAAGCTACGTTTGCTGCAGGAGCTTCTATCAAAGCTGCTGACCTCAACAACAACAACCAACAGCTTCGTTATAAACTAGAAGAAAAGATTGACGAAAGTAACATTGCTACTCAAGCAGTTGTTACTGATGCGTTGCGTGATCTTAACGTAACAACCGAAAAGATTGCAAACCTTAGTGTTATTAACTCTAAGATTGGTCCCGACGCTGTTACTAACGACAAGATCGCTGATAATGCTATCGCAATCGAACAGATGCAAGACAACTCGGTAGACACACCTGAGCTTGTCGATGCTGCTGTTACTACTGCCAAACTTGAAGATAACAGTGTTACAACTCCAAAAATTGTAGATGCTAACGTTGTTACATCGAAAATTGCAGACAGTAATGTCACTACTGCAAAGATTGCTGACTCTAACGTTACTACAGCTAAGATTGCTGACTCTAATGTCACTACTGCAAAGATTGCAGACAGCAATGTTACTACGGCTAAGATTGCGGATAGCAATGTTACTACGGCTAAAATTGCCGACGCTAATGTAACTAACGCAAAACTTGCTGACGATTCAGTATCTACTGCAAAGGTTCTGGACAACGCAATTACTGAGCCGAAGCTTGCTAATAATTCAGTTACTAACCGTCAGATTGCTGATGGTTCTATTGATGGTGCAAAGCTGACTAACGGCACTCTCGACGTTGACAAGATCAAAGGTCTTGACATTGTTACCACTGCTGAGCAAAACGCCGGTTCACCTACTTGGACTGGTGTTGACGACACCCTTGCATCTATTGGTGCTATTGAGCGTCGTCACGATGTTCTCTATCAAAACAGCACCCCTAGTGGTACTGACTGGGCTATTGGTAAGTTGTGGTACGCCCACGGCAGTGACCAAACTTTGTCTGTATGGAGTGGTAGTAACTGGATTGGTATCTCCTCTGGTGGTACGTTCATTACCCAGCCAACTGTAATCTGGGTTGACCAAGCTAACGGCGATGACAGCAACGATGGTCACCGAATCATCGACTCGATGAAGACCATTAAAGCTGCTGTGACTTCTGCTGATGCAGGAGACATTGTGCTTGTGGCTCCTGGTGTCTACCGAGAAGCTGCTCCTATCGACGTTACGGTCAACAACCTGTCGATCATTGGTCAGTCTCTTCGTAGTTGTTTTGTACACCCAACTCCTGCAACTGAAGAAAGCGTACTGTTCCGTGTTAACAGCGGTACACAGATTGCCAACTTCTCTATGGCAGGTATGAAGGCTAGTGGTACACGTGGTGGTCACGCTGTTGACAACGATTCTACCTACGGTCTGCCTACTAACCAGGGATGGGCTATCAGCTTCTATCCAAACTCAGTCATCTACAAGAGCCCATACATCCAGAATTGCACAACGTTCATGGATAGTGGGATCTACAACCACACCCAAGCTGAGTACAACGCTAACAACAGCCTTGGCGGTTTCTTTGATCCTAACAACGTAAACCAAGGTGGTTTTGGTGGTGACCGCACCTCCTCACCTACTGGCGGTGGTCTATTCATCAATGGTGACGACGTTTCTAGCAGCTCTCCGCTGCGGTCCATGGTTGTGGACTCGTTTACCCAGATCAACCTCGATGGTCCTGGTGCTCTGGTGTGTAACAACGCCTATGCACAGTTTGTGTCGTTCTTTGGAACGTTCACCCACTACCACTGCAAGTCACTGAACGGTGGTCGTGTCAACCTCAGCAACTGTACGACTGACTACGGTCGGTATGGCTTGATTGCTGACGGTAAGTCTACGTCTGCTCTTTATTCATCGACTGTCAAGGTCAACGCTTCTGCCGGTGGTCTTTATGTAGACATTAACAAGGCAGCCATCCCGACTGGCTGGTTTGGATCTGGCATCTTTGCAACTCGTCCAACCGACGACATGTTGATGCAGGTTACCAGCACAGGTGGTACTGACCTGTACGCCTTGACTGGATCTGACATCCTTAATAGCAGCGGAAACGTTGACAACACTATTACTGCTGAGTCTGATATTGGTGGTTACCGTGTTCATGTCATCCGTACTGCTTCTGCTAACCGTTCGACCAACCTTGGTCTGATTAACGCAACGCAAGCCACTGATCCTGTCTCGTTCTTCTTCCGCTCCTACATCAGCTCTGGAGGTCACACCTTTGAGTATGTGGGTGCTGGTACTGACTATGATGCAGCTCCTGAGAACGGTGGACAACCTGTAGAAACAAACCGTACTGTCGAGCGTAATAACGGTGCCGTGTGGCAGTCTAGCACTGACCATAACGGTAAGTTCACCGTTGGTAACTTTATGGTGGTTGACCAGAAGTCTGGTCTTTGTGAGATCAATAACATCAACGGTCTTGCGTTCCCAACGTCTGACGGCTCTGCCAACAACGTCCTGTCTACTAACGGATCAGGTACGCTAACATGGCAGTCGATCAGTGCACTTGGTGGTTCAGGCATCAGTAACTTGAATGAAGACACCTCTCCGCAACTGGGTGGTGATCTTGACGTTGTTACTTATGACATCGTTTCTACAAGTAACCGTGACATTGACCTTGACCCCAACGGATCAGGCAATGTAGTTATTAAAGGAAACTCTACAAGAGGATCTGGTGCAATTCAACTGAACTGTGAGAACAACTCTCACGGAATCAAAGTACAGGGTCCGCCGCATAGTGCTGGCGCAAACTACACACTGACACTGCCAAACGATACTGGTACTAACGGTCAAGCGTTGGTTACTAACGGATCAGGCACAACTTCTTGGTCAACTATTGATTTGTCAACACGCCTTGCTTTATCAGGCGGAACAATGACTGGGGCTTTGACTTTGTCAGGTGCACCTACTGCAAATCTCCATGCAGCCACTAAAGCGTATGCAGACACAATGCTTCCGCTTGCTGGTGGAACAATGACTGGTGCTATCACTCTTTCTGGAGCACCGACTGCAAACCTTCATGCTGCAACTAAACAGTATGTAGATGACGCAACACTTGATATTGGCAATCTCCCGACACTTCCATGAGCACAATCAATGATTCAGATTTATTTTGCGCTGAACGCTCTGGCACCCTTTATAAAGTTAGGAAGGACGAATTGAGCACGCTAAATGATACAGACCTGTTAGCTGTAGAGCGATCAGGCACCCTCTATAAAGTAGAGGCACAAGACCTTGGTTTAATTACAGGGTCTATTACTTCACCTGTTGAAGTCCTGACTCCAGTTAATGGAGCGGGACTTAACGCAGGTCAAACATACAATCCACTAACCACTGCTATTACAAACGTTGCTGGGAGCGGTACACTTAGTTACACCAGCTCCCAGATTAGCACCGTTACAAATAACGTAAACTCGACTCAGACGTGGAGTAATGCCGGTTCCGGTACGTCGCATGGAACCGGTACAGGCTGGGATAAAGCTTTTGACGGTATTAGTGGAAATGCAAACAATGCCTTTGCAGCCGCTAACCAAACAATGACTTGGCAACCATCAACTGCCATTACGGTTAACGATAAGGTTGTCCTTACTTGTTACAACCAATCCAACCAATCTACTGTTGGCTTAAGAGTAAATGACACAATTTGGCCGGCGGCAACTAACTCATATACAGCTAAGATTGAATTGACAAGCACTGAGCTTGGTGGCAGTCTTTCCAAAATTGAGTTAATTACTGCCAGCAATTCTGCTGGTCCTTACCTGTCAGCGGTCGAAATTGATGGTGATCTCTATCTTGATCCTGGTGCTACTACTGCTAATGCTCCTAAAACTTTAGCTCTTGCTGGAAATACCAACATCGACAAATTTGTTGCTGGATCTAGTGTTGTTCAGGATCAAGCTTATACTCCTGTAACAGATACTATTACTGGAACTTCGTCCACATACGAAACTCCGTTTAAGTATGCTTCGTTTACTGCCAGCAATACCACTCCTCAGTGGCTTAGAACAAACCTAGACGGAAACAAGAAAACAGGAGCTTTTGCTTTTTGGTTCCGTCATGACGGTACTTCAAGCTCGGCTATGTGGTTGTTTACAGCCGGTGCAGGAGGTGGTAGGCACAACCAACTTGGAACTAACTCTAACAACGGCCTGTATTTTTATGGCTACAACAACGGCTTTGAGTGGCAAGTTTACAACAACAGTGTAAACATGCGAGATGGTAATTGGCACCATCTATTTATCCAATACGATACAGAAGAATCACAAGCAGCAGATAGGCTTAAAATCTATTTTGATGGTAGCTTGCTGTCATTAAGCGGCACTTACCCAAGTGAAGATCAGCATTTCTATTATGGTGGTGACAACCTTAATAACTACATAGGACGAAACGCCTATGAAGCAAACCAAGACGGTCACTACTGGACCGGAAGTATTGCTCAGTTCATGCACATGAACGGCACTAACTCTAGATCTTTGGTTATTGGTGATTTCCTTGATTCTAACGGAAATGCTCAAGCATCGCCGGCTTTTTACGGCAGCAGCTACACCGCCCAAAAGCTAAAGTTTGACCAAACCAGTGCTGGTACTAACTCAGGCAGTGGTAGCAACTTTACAGAAAGCAATAGCCCAACAAGTAATCAGCAAGATGAATTAAAAGTTCTTGCATTGTCAGGGCAAAAAGATCTTGATTTGTTTGTTGTTGGTGATACAGTTAATAGCGGTTCTGAAACTGTTAAAGCTGTTAATGCGTCAGCTCCTTCTATCACAGTAAGTGGCGGTACTTATAGCAATGGAAGTACAATCACAACTACTGCTCGTACAGTTGGATCAGGTACTGTTGATAGCGTATCTGGTAATAACATCGTCGTGTCTAGTCCAGCTGGTGTTTGGCGTGGAGGTGTGGGACGTTCTGTTGTTAGGAACATTCCTTATGACACAGCTCTGACCTTTACTGACAATACTGATCTAGACGTAATGATCGGTACAGCCACTCAGGTTAATACTGATGGCACTGCATATACTTCAGAAACTACAAGTGCAATTACTGCCAAAACAAGTGCCTGGAATCAAAGTGCTGTTTGGAGTAGCATGGTTTCTCCTTCGCCTAGCTTGGGTACAGTCGTAAGTGGTTTTGACGGCAGCACGACAACAACTTTCGCAGGAGGAATTAGCGCAGGTTCGTACTTCACCTTTACGCCTACAAACGGTTTAACTTTTACTGACAAAGTCCGTGTTTACAACGGGGCTGTTGCTGGTGCCTCTTACAAATACAACAACGGAACAGCGACAACTTTCCCGACCAACGCTTGGACTACGGTTGCAACAGGCGGCGGCACAATGACGTCGTTTGCCGTAACTCGAAACACGCAGGACGTCCATGCTTGGTACGCGATTGAAGTAGACGGCAAGATTCTTGTTGACTCTAATATCACTGGAACTGCACCATCTATCCTTACCTTTACTGACACTACTGCTTTTGATCAGTTTACTGTTGGTCAAGATTTTGCAGAAACCAAGCCTGCGGCTGATATGAATACATCACAGACTTGGAGTAATTCGAATAACTTTAGTTTTACAGGCAGCGAACTTAGTGGTGTAAGAACTGGTCCGTTTAATGGACGACCGTGGGATAATGGCAGTGATCTTATGTGGCCTGGCACTGACGGCAACACAGTTACGTGGACATCGCCCGTAAACCTGACTGGATCAGTACAAATACATCTCTACCGTTACAGACACGGTGACTCCTTTAAAGTCAATGGAACCCAATATCAAACTGCTCTTACTAATGCAATTCCCGATTCAGGAAACGCTATATATACGTTCCAAACCCTAAACAATCAAGGTCTTGTAATTGAGTCAACACGTGGTAGTGCTCAGGGTTTTATCATTCGTAAGATTTACGTTGGCGGTAAGGAGCTAGTAGATACAAGTGAAGCATCCAATGCTTTCTACGACCGTGAAATTCAAGCTAAAGACGCTACTGCAAAAACGATTCAACTTGAAGATACAGTTGCATCTACCGGCGACACATTGACTATAAACTTTGTGCAAGCATCTCTTGGTACAGTTAACATTGTTGATGGTAATACGCTTTATGGCTCTACTATTACTGGTAACTTTGTTAACGGTAAAAAGCTAAAAGGTCCACAGCTTACTCACACAGCTCCATCGCCTAGTTCGATTGTCTTTACATCACAAAATGCTAACACCACTGCTTTTAGCGGCACTTCTGCCACGTTAAACAATCGTGTTTGGACACTTGAATCCAGTACAACTAGCTCAACAGGTCCGTGGAGCACAGCCGTTAGTTACAACGATACTTCAGCTAATACCAGCCAAGACGGTGCAACTGCATGGTCAGGTCGGCCTACTTTGGCTGCAAACACTTATTATCGTGTAAAAGTAAAATACGAAGCACAGAATGCTGTTCCTGTTGAATCAACTCAAAACACTTTTCTAACCGGAAGCTGATGAAGTATTACTCTAAAAAAGAGGATCGAATTATTACTGGTGAGGAGTTGGGTTTGAAGTATGGAACAGATCAGCCTATCCCGCAATTACAGATTTATCCTTTGTCACTTCAGCCGAATTATGAACCTGTAAGTTTTAACGAACTTCCCAACGGTACTTATTACCCGGTCCAGTCATATAACGAAGTAAAAACCAACGCCATTGCTGCTTTAGTCGAAGCCGGTCTTACACAGGCTGAAGCTGAAAGCCGCATTGGCTAACTACCTCTTACACAACAATGATCACCCTTATCCGTCCAATTCTTTTTTCGTTTATCAACTCTGAAAAGGTCAAGCGTCTTATCGTAGACCTTCTGACTAAACTGGCTGAACAAACTGACAACACTGTGGATGATGAAGCAGTGAAGTTCATCGAACGCGGATTGTTCGGTGGACCAGTGGCCTGATCCTCCTTCATTTCCCTCTCTAACGCTTCCAGAAGCGCCTACAATGCCTGCGCCGGTCCTAGAAGTACCAAGGGCTAAGATACCTTCTTACAAGCCCCTTGTAGTCCCTCCTAGCGACCTGCGCCCTCCACCGGGGGTAAAGGGAGAGAACGAGGATAAGTCGCCAGACAAATCAACCCCCAAAGCGAAAGAAGTACAAATGGTTGACGTGCCATTTACGGACATAACAGTCCCGATGCCGTCAACTGAAATTATGACTGCAGCAGGAACAACTGCTGTTATTTCTGTTGCAGCTACTCTTACTGCTACTTCTGTATTTAAGTGGCTAGTAATGGTAATGAAGCCCGTACTTAAACAAGCATGGAGCAAATTAACGAAGAAGAAAAAGAAAAAAAACCCTTCTTAAAAAAGGTAAAAGAACACGCGGAAAAGGATATTGAAATCCTTGGAACTTTTGTTCGACTAGGTGTCGTCGTATGGAGTGGTTTTATTATCACTCTAAATTACGTTGACATCCCTATGATCAAAAAGGGTCAAAGTGGGGGCGACATTACCTTTGTTGCCTCTGTATTCACAGGCGCGTTAGCTACTTTTGGACTAAATACTTCCAATAACAAAAACGGAAACGGCAAACCTGTCAACTGTCCTATGCAAAAGAAAAAAGAGGAATGCTAAAACTACTTTTCCTGATTCTTATTGCAGCTCCGGCTGCAGCCCAGCAAGTGACCCCTAACTTTACACAAGGGTCCATGCAATCCACTACTACTACCACCGTTGACATCGAGCGCACTATTGAGCGAGAGATTATGGGCGGTGATTATAAATCATGGAGCGGAACGAACGTAACACCCAGCGGGGATATTTTAAGCGACTCCACAACTTATTCCGTAACTACAGCGGGCGAACAGTTCCAACTGGAAACTGTCGTTCGGGATGCGGGAGTCGTGGAGACGTACAGCATCGAGGAGGTTATCGAATCAACCTCTACCACTACCTCGCTATCGGTCTTCTCTCAGTAACGCCTGCATTTGCAGCACCTGAAGACCCAACAGTCCAGAACAGCTCTAACCCCGTAGCAGCAGCAACGGGCAATGTGACGAACCAGGCGGTGCAATTCCAAAA